ACGAGATACATCGCCTGTAATTGACAAGTTAACTACGCTTTGTTGATTACTATTTCTGTTTTCAAAAGCTTGAACTTTGTTAGCTGGAACAACTAATTCCCCTGGAGTTAACATTGCAGGAACACTATCTACACCTGTTTTAGAATATGGAGTGTGAGGCACTATACCCCCATCATTCATAAAAAAGCCTAGTCCACCGCTAGCAACACTAACGCCGCTACTTATGTTAAAACCTTGAAATAAACTACCAAAACTTTGAAATAAACTACCAAAACCACCCCCTCCAGTTCCAATGCCTTGCATAGAAGTAAGAAAGTTATTTACAGAATCAAATAAAGTTTTTCCAAATTCTTTAAAAAATTCAAAAATAGTAGTAAACAAACTGTAACCTTTAGTCTTTAAACTTAAAGCGCCGCTTTTAATTGTTTCAAATAAATTTCCAAAAAAACCTGTTTCGCCAACGGTTTCATCAATAGTTTCTGTTAATTCAGGATTATCAACAGTTTTACTTAAAGAATCTGTTACGCCTTTATTAGAAATCTTAACGATGTCTTCTCCAAATTTTGTAGCCCCACCGAAAATATTGCCTAAATTATCTTTTTTATCTAAACTTTTAAATAAAGAGTCAGTAAATCCTGCGCTAAAAGAATCTAACCAAGCGCGAGTAAACATATCTAGTAAATCTATTTTCATAAAATCACCAGTATACAAGGCTTTTCTAAAAGATTCTTGAAATTCTTCTCTAAATTTTTCTGAAACTTCTTTTCCAAATTTTAATTGAGCTGCAGAAAGATTATTAATACTTTTAGTAGCAGCTTTGGCTGTGTTATTAAGATTTGAGGTTGATTTTTCTAATTGTTCTTGTAAGTTTTTTCTTTCTTTATTTAAAGGAATTATCTTTTGATTTAAAACAAACATTTTAAGCTCTTGAGCTCTTTTTAAAACTGTTTGATCAGTACTAGTTTTAAGTTGAAGTTCTGCCTCTAAAAGAGTTATGTTAAATGAAGCTAATTGTTTATCTATTTCTTCTATTGCTTTTGATACAGCCTTAGTAGCTTTTACACTTTGTAAAGGAGCATCAACAGTATTAGCTTGTTTAGTTACTACTCCACCTATACTTGCTCTACCTGCAAAATTAGTTCCACCTTGAAATCCTGCAACCATTCCGCTATTAATAGCTTCAAGTATAGGTCTAAACTTAGAAGTTTGTTTTGCATTTACAACAAATTCTTTATTAGAAAGCATAGCAGGAATCTTGTCATCAGTAGGACCGCCTTCACCTGTTACATAACCTCCTGTAGCAAATTTATTTGCTTCAAAAGACGCTTTCATTCTGTCTTTAATTCCAAGTCTGTTATAAAGGAATTTTATTATAGCTCTTTGAGAATTACCACCAATCGTTTTATTACCTTCTAAAAAAGCTTCATAAAAATCTTCAAACTCTTTAAGTTCAGTTACTTCTAGTGAATCTTTTAAAGCTTTAGGTGTTAGTGTACCATTTGCCATAGCACTTGCCATATAAGAAGTTTGGCTGGCTCTTAAAGTTTTAAGAGTATCCTCTATATCAGCTAATGAAGTTTGTTTTAAAAAGCTATTTGCGTCAGCTTCTAAAACAGTTCTATTAATCCTAGAAGGCCAAGTACTTATATAATCAAAATCAGTTTTTCCATAACCTGAGTTTTCTTTAGCCATATTTAAAAATTGATTAACATGACCATATTCATGCAACCCAACATTATACGCTTGTAAAAACTCATCAAGACTATCTGTTAATTTAGGTTCTTTTGTTTGTATGTCTAAAAAAGGATGATCAAGAGTTTCATAATAATTTGGAATAACCTTTCCTTGCCAAGTATTGTCTATACTTGTAGAGTTAAGACCTACTTTTTCTCGGCCAGAAGGTCTTTGGAATGACTCTCTAACTAAATTATAATGTCTTAATAGATAATTTAAATCATAACCAGACACATCTATTGCTGCTTGACGTTTTTGTTCTTTATTTAAAAAAGATAAATCTATTTTACTAAATTTATTTTTAAACGAATCAAAATCAGTAAAATCTAAACCGCTTCTCATAGTTGAGTAATTAGAAGGGGCTATCATAGGATGATCACGATCATCACGAGTAGCCTTTTTCTTAAACATATTTAAGTCTCTAGCATTCCCCATGTAGGTTCTATTACCAGAAAGTAAATAGTCTAAACCACCCATAGCAGTATACATTGTACCGCCAAGTAATCCATAAAGAGCCGCTTGTACAGGTATACTAGATAAACCTAAACCAGTTCTAACAACACTTGAACCAAAGCCAAGTGCTCCAGATAACAATCTTTTTGGATCACGATTGATTGTTCCTAATACTATATTTCCAATTCCTTTAAAAGTTCCTAATATAGTTGAACTTAAACCTTTAAGCGCCCCAAATGAAGCACCATACGCTGCACCTTCTGGCGCTAATGGTAAACCATTAAAAAAGGCTTTTCTAAGTTCTGGACCAAAGCCAGTAATATCATCACCTTCAGGTCCGTAAAGTCCTTTTTCCCAACCTCTAACAAGTGGACGGTATTGATCAGATTTCCATCTGCCTCCTCCTCCAATTGCAGCACTAGCAAGATTTGCAGTAGTCATTAATGCTTTAGGAATTGTTCTTAAATTGTCATATTGTGGAAACTCTATTCCTAATTGATTAGCAAGAACTGATAATCCTTTGTAAAATCCGTCAGGGCTATTGTATGCATCTTTAGTGCTTTTAAGTGTGCCTCTGCGAATTAAATGTTCTTGAATTGCATTAATATTACTTGGATTTGTTCCTGTTTCTTTATTAACTAACGCTATTAATTCTTTTAAAGAATCTTCATCTTTAACATTAATAGAAAGAGCAGGGCTTAAATCAGGAGCATGTTCATTTAAATAATTAAGAACATCACTATCTTTGTCTCCCATAACTTTTTCAAAATAATCTTTACCAGTAAAATTAACACCTGCTATTGCTTTAAGTTTAGCTGCTTCTTCTCCACTCATAAATTGAATTAAACTCAAAGATGAAGCACTTAATCCTCCAAAGATTGCCTCTCCTGCAAGACCACCTTTATTTTTAAATTGAGGTACTTGACCTTTGTTTAAAGCATCCATAAAACTAGGACCAAACTTTTTAACTGCAGAAGCTTGTATTACATACTCCCCATTAGATAACATATGAGGTATTTTGTCATCTTTAGGACCACCTGCTCCAGTAATCATCCCCCCTGCTGCTTTAAACTTTTGACCGTCTAAATAATATCCATAGTTAGGATCGTTTTTATTTATTATAGGAGGTAAAGATATATCAAGATTTTCTGGTTTAATAGTGCTTTGCAAAGTTCCTATTGCATCACTTAAACGTTTAATATCTGCTGCTGTATTTGAAACTAACAATCCGGCACGGATTATGTCAGCTCTAGCTCTGTCTTGCGCTACTCTGTTTGCAGCAAGTAAACCTTTATTTCCAATAGAGCTTTGTTTTAATTGATTTTCAGCATCTATAAGATTTTGTAAACTTTGTTCTGCACCTTTAAACAAATTTTGATTTTCAATTAATTGCTTTTCTGCCGCTCCAAGCTCACTTTGTTTTAATTGAATAGTACTTTTTGTAGCTTCTTGGGCTTTAACTGAATCAGCTACTGCTTTTGGATCGCCACCTGTATACTCTTCACCAAAGATAGCACCTCGGAATCCTGCATAAATTTCTTTCCCTAAATCTTGAAAAGCCGATCTTATTTCAGGATCTGAAAATACATTTATAATAGCCCCTCCAAGACCTGCAGCAAGTAACACAATGGGGTGTTTTACTCCAGCTGTCATAGCAGTAGCTAATCCACCAAGAGCTCCAATTGCTGCTGAATTTAATGCTTTTCCTACATTACTTTCTACTGCCTCAGGGTCTAATCCAAGACTTATTTCTATATTTTCAAGACCTTTTTCTAATTCATCTTTAAAAGAAAGAAATATTCCTCCAACAAACATTGCTCCTATAAGTTTTGAACCTATAGCCCGCATTTGCTTCTTAGATTTATCAGTTACAATAGCAGTTGGGTCTGCTAATCCAAGGGTTAACCCCCTAATAAGGCCATCTCTAATTATATTATTTTTAAATATTTTGCCTACTAAATGTAGACCAAGCCCTGCCATAGCCCCTAATCCACGACCTGAAAGAATAAATAAAGGAACAGCTATTGCTAAAGCGCCAGCAAAAGCATTAATAAAATTATTATTAAACTCTGTACCTTCAAACAAACCAGAAATAATACCTTTCCCAACTGACGAAAGAAAAGCACCAATATTATCAACTATTTTTGAAGATCCTTCTTGATCTACGCCTAAAAAAGCTTCTTGAAGGCTATCTACAATGCCTTTAGAAAGTTCTTCTATTTCTTTTTGTCTTTCAGGATCATCTGCAACGCCTTTCATAAAAGCTTGATAACTTCCAAAAGTTAAAAGAACAGGAAGACCTCTACTAAATGCGCCTTGTATAAGACTAACAAAAGCAAGACCTGCACCAATAGCAGCAAGTTGTAAAGCTGCAGCAGTAGTTTCTGGAAATACTATTGCAAGACCGCCTCCAACAGCTGCAGCTGCAAGAAGTCCTTTGTTTTGATCTAAGAATTTAAAGGCATTTTCTAAAGAACCACCTATTCTTTTAGTTCGGCCTTCTTCGTATGGATTAACAAGTACTTCCTCACCTAAAAGAGCATCTTGTATTTTCTTACTTTGTTCACGTATTCTTTTAGTAAGATCTGTGTTATCTTCTGGAATAAGATTAAGCATACTTTCTTTTAAGTTTCCAGCTTTTACATCAAGTCCTACTATATCATTTAATCTGTCATAATAAGTTTTAAGAGCATTTGAATTTTTCTCTAAAATACCATCATAGCCACCTAAACCGTCTATAGTAGTTTTAATTGTGCTAGAAACGCTACGTATACCGTCTCCAATACTTTCAAACAAAGGTCTAAGCGTTTCTGTTAAATTTAAGATTCTTCCTATTGCTTCTCCACTAAACTCAGTTAGTTTATCTAAAAACTTTTGAAATAAATTAACGTCTTCTTCTAAAACTTCAGTGTCAAGAGAAGCTGGAATAATTTTTTCTTGAAATCCTGGAACTTTTTGGACTATATTTTTACCAAATAATGTGTTATATAATCTTTTAATATTTACTATAAAGTTATCAATGCCTTTTGCGGCTTTATTAAAATTTTCTTCAAAACTAGGAGGTAAAGTAAATTGTCCAAAGAAAGCAGAAAAATCAAATTGTTTTGTATTTTCATCGTAAAAGCCTTCAAAGGTTATTATGTTTTTAGCTTGATTTAAAAATTTATTAAAATTACTCTTAAGATTTTCTGCTGCTGCAGCAGGGTCAAATTCTACAGTAAAAATATTTGTTAATGGCTCAAATGTTTTTTTAATATCACTAATAAATACTGCTGCTCTTAGCTTATATAACATAAAAGTTATTTCAGCATTGTCTGTAAAATACTTTAAGCCTTTAGTAAGATTTTCAATTCCTGTAATAACTGCATTAGACCATCCGGTACTTCTTGCAATTACATTTAACGCCCCTAATAATTGAAACCTTAAAGCATTACTTACTGAGTCTACTGTTTTCTCAATTAAAGTAAATTCTTGAGCAATTTCTGGAGCAGCTTTTTGAATAGCTTTTAATACAGCCTCAGTTGTTAGTTTGCCTTCTGCAGCTGCATCTCTAAGCTGACCAAAAGGAATACCAATACCATCAGCAATAGCTCTAGCAATTCTAGGTGTTTGTTCTAAAACAGAGTTAAGTTCTTGCCCTCTGAGCTGCCCTGACGCTAAACCTTGGCCAAATTGAACAATAGCTGCTCTAGCAGATTCAGAGGAAGCACCAGAAATAGTAACAGCTTGGTTAATTGTTCTAGTAACATTTAAAAGCTCTTTTGCGCTAGTTCCACTGCCTTGTAAGGCTAACCCAAATCTATTAAAAGTTTCTGCTGTAGTGCTAAAAGAAACTCGTGTTTGAGATGATACTCTTGCTAAAGATTGCATAGTAGAGTTTAATTCTCTACCCCTGCCAGTAACAAGAGCAATTTTATTTTCCATGTTAGTAATAGAGTCAGATGCTCTTGTAATGCCTTTCGTAAAAGATGCAATACTTAAAAAAGCTGCACCTCCAATGGCTATTTTATTAAAAGCACTTTGTAATCTTTTAGTAGACTGCTCGATATTACCAACTGATTTTTGTAACTTACCTAGATCTTGTCTAGCTTGAGTACTATTACTACGTACTCTAATTTCTACTCCACTCATATGGACCTCCTTAATAAAATTGCCCCCTAACGATTCTCTTATATTAGAGAGCCATCAGAGGGCAAAGTATTCTTAATCAGGGGTTGGTATGCCAATTTTAACTAGCACTTGTTCAATAAAATATTTTGGTGCTTGTTTACTATGGCCATTATTTAGTACACTAATATAGTCTACATTATTAAATATTCTTCCTTCTTGCTTTGCATTAGGGTTTAATCCTAAAGCAAGTGCTACTAGTGTCTTTTTATTACCAATCCCTAGTGCTTCTTTAATAAGCAAACCAGTATCTAAAGTTGGTCCTGACATAGTTTTTTCATTTTGCCAACCTTGTCTAGCTTTACCAGTATCAACCGGAGTAACTATTTTAAGTTGTTCAGTAGCATAATCTATTTTTTCATGTATATCTGCGGTAGCAAGACTTGAAACTTCTTGTTCAATTCTTTTCATTTCTTTTTGAAAATCAGCTACATCAATATTTACTTTGATAGACATTATTTTTGTCTCCAATTTAAATTATCACCATCTCTAGCAGCTAACATCTTTTTAAGAAATTCGCCTTTAGGCACTGCCCTATCAGGTTCTTGTAATAGCTTTTTGTTTGTATTTTCTTTTATAGCTTTTAAAGAAGGAAATAAATTTTCTCCAGATTCTTTAACACCTTGTGCTTTTAAAAGTAAATATGTGCGTTGGTCTTCTTGCCAACCGATTGGTCTTTTATGAAAAAATTCTATCCATCTAAGGAGTTCATTATAAGGCATTTCTTCTTTTA